ATCTACTTTAATGATGAGGGAGAAATTATCTGTGAATATATGACGTTCTGTGTTACACGTGAGTTTAAGAAAGTTTCATCCATACAGGATGCTGTTGAATGGATGGATAAGAAAATGAATGGAAATGAGTAAAACGAAATTGTATTACCTGTTCCTGGCGGTCATGTGGTGGCTGCTGGGATAGGTGGAAAGGAGAAAAAACAATGAATGAGGAAGGTAAGATTATCGAACTTGAAGCTGTGCTGGAATATAAAAACGGCCAGGTTTTTATCAAGAAGATGAACACCAACGAAATGCCCGCCATGCTTACATTCGGAATCATTGAAGCATTGAATAACACTATTGTTGAATATTATAAAAAAGACAAGAAATGAAAAGAGTAAAAGTAAAAATAGAGACAACAGTAGAAACCATGTTAGGTGATAAGCCTGTAAATGAATTTCTTGGTGATGTCGCAGATATATGTCACACCTCATTGGAATATTCAACATCAAAACATGAAGGGTGTGAGACGCTGTATCAAGATGGCGAATATGAAGATTACAGAAATGACATGGAGGACAGGGTATCTGTACTTGAAGGTGCACTCTGTCGGATATTGGGTTTATTGGAAGATTAAAAAAGAAAGCAGGTCTGATTATCAGCCTGCTTTTATATATTGACTTTACGAATATTCAATGGAGGGATTCGAACCCTCACCTTCTCTGTGGAGATGTTCTGACCACTTAAACTACAAAGGAGAACACCATGACTCACGTACATGGCGAAGCAGCATAGCTGCATCTGTCGCACGACATTGATTGCCGCCTCTCACTGACAGTGGTGCAAATATAAACAATATTTTTAAATTATGAAAGCAATATCCATCAAACAGCCGTGGGCGAGCTTAATCGCTCACGGTATCAAAGACATCGAGAACAGGACATGGAAGTGCCCTCAGAAGTATATCGGCCAAAGAGTGCTGATACATGCATCTTCCTGTAAAGGAGTCCGTACATGGAGCTATAATCAGGATGATGAACTTCGGAAAGACAGGTCCGTATATTTCAACGTAAGCATTCGTTAAACTACAGGTATTGAACTTTATATACAACAATAGCGACTGTCACTATAAACCTAATAGT